ATGGATTTTTGAACACTGATGGAACTAATTTAGAAATTGATATAAATAGAAATCCTGCGACAGGTGCTATATCGGATAGTAGCAAAGGATGCGCAAGAATACAACTGAGAGCTGAAGATAGCGGTGCTGGTTCAAGAATTATATTTGGAACAGCAAGTGCAAATAATACTACAGCAACTGAAAGAATGAGAATTAATCACATGGGTTGGCTTATGATTCGTAGAACTACATCTATTGGTGATTATTTCTTACAAGTAGGTGATGCGAGTTTAGATAATGGTTATCCAATATATTGTACAGTAGCATCTACAGCAGGTAGAACTCAAATTAATTTTAGTAATTATAATAGTAATAGTGTTGGTAGTATTTCTACTTCTGGTTCTGCTACAGCATTTAATACAAGTTCAGATTATAGATTAAAAGAGGATTTAAAAGAATTTAATGGATTAGATATAATTTCTCAAATAAAAACATATGATTTTAAATGGAAAGATAATGATGACTATGAGGATTGTGATAAAAGAGGTTATGGAGTTATAGCACACGAAGTAGAAATAATATTACCACAAATAGTTAAAGGAGAAAAAGATGCAGTAAATAAAGATGGAAGTATTAGTCCACAAGGAGTAGATTATGCAAAAATAGTTCCTCTACTTGTAAAATCAATACAAGAACTAAAAGCAGAAATAGAAACTTTAAAAACACAAATAAATAAATAATTATGGCAAATACTTACAGTTGGCGAATTAACGCTTTAAACGCTAAAATAAAACAAGATGACAAAGACAATGTTATATATAATATTCATTGGTCTTATAATGCTCAAGATGATTCTGAGCCACCTATACAAGCACGTTCAATAGGAACACTAGGAGTAGAATATAAAGAGGGCGAACCTTTTATTGAATACGCTGACCTAAAAAAATCTGATGTTGAAGGATGGTTAGAAGCAGGATTAAATGTAGATGCCATGAAACAAAGTTTAGATAAACAAATAGAATTAAAGAAAAACCCTGTGGATGAAACTTTATGTCCTGATTGGAGTTGAAAATTTAAAAAATTAATTACATTTGTAAAATAACTTTAAAATTAATAATTATGGCAAACAAAATTGATGACAAAGAATTAGAATCATTACAAGAAAATCAAAATCAAATTAATCAACTGTTAAATAAAATTGGTTTATTTTACTTACAAAAAATTAATGCTGAAAAAGTATTAGATGGATCAATTGATGAATCAAAAGATCTAAGTGAAAAACAGGAAACTATAAAAAAAGATCTTGAACAAAAGTATGGAAAAATCTCAGTGGATTTAACTTCTGGTGAGTATTCTGAAATTAGTGATGAAAATAGTTCTGAAATAAGTGATGAAAATAGTAATGAATAATTATTAGATTATGGCTACAATTAATGGATCAAGTTTTTTAATTTATAAAGATAACGATCCTATTGGTCATTCTAATAATGCTACTATAAATTTAAATTGTGATCTGCCAGATAGTAGTTCAAAAGATTCTAATGGATGGCGTGAGGTTTTAGCAGGTGTTAGAAGTGGAACTATTGAAGTTTCTGGCTTAACGGATTACTCTGATACTATAAACTTTTCGGAACTTGCTGAAATGGTTTTGCTTAGAACTTCGGCAACATTTTATTTTAGTCAAGATATTGAGGGTTATGGTGATGGTTTAGTATTGTATGGAACTGGATATATTCAAAGTGTTGATGAAGAAGCAAGTGTTGAGGCAATCACTAATTATAATTTAACAATTAATTTAACTAGCTTAATTTTAGTTGATGAAAGGACTGGTGAGGTTTGGAACACTGACTTTGATGAATGGGAAACTGCTATCTCAAATTGGGAAGTTGCATAAAATATTATTTTGTATATTTGAATAAAATTATTAACTAATAAAATTTAAATAAATGGCAACAGTCGGAGTGTTCAATGGAACTAATTTATTATTGAAAGTTATCACAGATGGTGGTACTTTAGCAACAGTAGGTCATACTACATCATGTACCTTATCATTATCAAATGATTTACCAGAGGCAACAACAAAAGATAGTGCTGGTTACCAAGAGGTGATCGCTGGAGTTAGATCAGGTGAAATAAGTTTTGAAGGGTTAGTGGCTTATGATGATGCAGCTAATGCTATTGAAATGGCGGACTATTTACTAGCTAGACAAAAAGTTGATTTCTCTTTTGGTACCGCAGCTACTGGCGATGCGGTTTATTCTGGTGAAGGATATTTTTCTAGTGTTGAAATGAGTGCTGAAATGGAATCACCAGTAACTTACTCTGGTTCGATTTCTATTACAGGAGCAATTGCAAAAGCTACAAACTAATAAATAGAACTTTTAAAACAGACACCTAGATTAAGGAGCTAGGTGTCTTTAATTTATATATTATGGCAAACAAGAGGCGAGGTTACTATACCTTAAAAATAGGTGGTAAAATGCGGACAATGCATTTTTCTATGAATTTCTGGTCTAATTTTACAGAACAATTAAATTTACCACTTGATAAAATTGGTGATGTTTTTTCTGGTGGAATGTCCATAAAAGGAATAATAGCATTAATATATTCAGGATTATTAGCATACGATCAAGAAGAGGGTAATGAAATTGATTATAATGAATTTAAAGTTGGAATTTGGCTTGAGGATTTTGATTCTGAAAAATTGAATGATGTTGTAAGTTCAATGTTGGAATCTAGGATACTAGGAAATGATCTTAATATGGGTATCAATAGAAAGGTTACTAAAACAACAAAAGTGGGAAAGTCCAAAGCCGACTGACTTGGGACACTGTTATTGATTATTTTATAGGTCAAGTTGGCATAAATCCTGATAATTTTTGGAAAAATACTTGGAAGGAAAATCAATTATTAGGCGAAGCACATACTATTAGATTAAATTTAGAGTGGGAGCAGTTTAGATATTTATCCTCTATAATTTTTAATGTTAATTGCGATAAAAGAGCGCAGATGATTACACCAGATAAGTTATTTCCTTTGCCTCAAGATGTGTACTTGGAACGTGGTAAACCAAAATCAACTAGAAAGGAATATGAGGCATTTTTAAAAAAGGTAAACAATTTAAAGTCATCAAAATGATGGCTTTTTTTTTTCGTATTTTTGAATAAAATTAAAACATGGCAAAATTAAGAATAGATCTGCAAGTTAACTCTAGCGGATTAAACGCTGGTTTAAAGAGTGCATCAGGGAAACTTAAACAATTTGGATCAAAAATAAGTAGTATTGGTGCAAGTATGCAAAGATTTGCATTACCATTAGCGATTGCTGGTGGCGCAGCTATTAAAATGGGTGCTGACTTTGATAAGTCAATAACTAAGATAAAATCTTTGGTAGGAATTGCAGGGGATGAGGTTGATAAAATGGGAAAACAAGCCAGACAAATGGCTATTGAAACAGGGCAAAGCAGTGCAGATGCCGCAGATGCTTTATTCTTTATTACATCCGCTGGTTTAAAAGGAGCTGAGGCAATGGAAGTTTTAAATGCCTCTTTAAAAGCAAGTTCAGTTGGTTTAGGTGATGTTTCTGGTATTGCAGATTTAGCAACCTCAGCGATGAACGCTTATGGCTCAGAAACTTTAACAGCTAGTGGTGCAACCGATGTTTTGGTTGCGGCTGTAAGAGAGGGTAAATTATCAAGTGAGGAGTTAGCTAGTTCAATGGGTAGAGTTTTACCGACTGCATCCGCATTAGGTGTATCATTTAATGATGTTGGTGCGGCAATGGCGGCAATGTCAAGAACTGGCACAAATGCATCTGAAGGAGCAACCCAATTAAATGCTATTTTGATGGCATTAACAAAAACAACCCCAGCACAAGATAAGGCGTTTAAAGCAATGAATTTGAGTGCTGCGGGATTAAGAAAACAAATTAAAGAGGAGGGATTATTAAGTGCCTTAAAAACATTAAAAACAGGTTTAGATGGTAATACAAAAGCGGCTACTGAGTTATTTCCAAATATTAGAGCTTTAAAAGGTGTTTTAGATTTAACAGGAAAAGGTGCTGATGATAATGCTATTATCTTTAAGAACATGGAAAATGTTTTAGGAGACACCCAAAAAGCATTTGATAAAACTGCCCAGAGTGCTAGTTTTAAATTAAAAAAAGCTCTAAATACAGCCAAAGAATCTTTTGCTGAAATGGGTGCTATTTTATTAACTACATTATTACCATTAATTCAAGATCTTACTGGATTAATAACTAGATTATTCAAATCATTTAATAAGCTAGATCCTGGTATGCAAAAATTTATTTCAGCAATTGGAGTTTTAGTTATTGCATTGCCTACAATTATTGGTTTATTTGGCACATTATTAACAGCCATTGGTGCATTATTATCACCAATCGGCTTAGTTGTATTGGCTATTGCTGGAATTGGTACTGCAATTTATACACAATGGGATACAATAGGAAAAATATTAGTAAAATTTTATAATGGTTTTGTTGATTTATATAATGGCTCTGAGCTTTTTAGAGGTGTTATTTCGGCATTAGAGTTTGCATTTACAGCGGCATTTATAAGAATGAAAGCTGGTGTTGACCAATTAATTAATGCATTTGATACTATTTGGAAAGCTATAAAGGCGTTTGCAAATGATGAAAGTATTGGCGATGTCCTAAGCAAAGGATGGGAAAATACACAAGCCATATCAGAAAAAGCTGGTGAGGATATTGCCGATGCTTTTAATAAAGGAATGGCAACTGTAATCAATGGTGAGCTAGAACATCAAACTTTTGAAGGTGTTACAAAAGCAATGAAAAATGTAGCTAAAAAAGTAAAAGGAAAGGTAACTGGACTTTTAGGAGGTGATGTTTTCGGAGGAGCCGCTGGTGGTGATGATAAAAAAGAACCAAAAAAGATCGGTGGGATAGGTGTTGCAAGTGTAGGGTTAGATCCAGTAACTCAATTAGCAATGGGTGCAAAAGAAGGAAATATATTATTACAAACCGAACTAACTAATTCTGCTAATATAATGCAACAGGATTTAGAAAAACGTAAAGCTAAAATGGAGCAGTTTAAGCAGATGGGTTTGGAAATGGGTGAATCGGTTAAGGGTGCTTTTTCATCTATGGGAGTTTCAATAGCACAATCATTAGGCATGGGCGAAACTGCAATGGGAACATTTGTTGGCACTTTAATAACATCTGCAATGACATCAATTGGTGCATCACTTGCACAAACAATGGCTTCTGGTATGGTAGCGGCTGGTGAATCAGCAAAGTCATTTGGACCATTAGCTGCATTTGTTTTACCAGCATTTTTAGCAGGAGCTGCGGTAGCAGTTAAATCAGCATTTTCAAAAATTAAAAAACCTCAAAAGTTTGCAGATGGTGGTATTGTCAGCACCCCAACATTAGGGTTAATGGGTGAATATCCAGGAACAAGAAGTAATCCAGAGGTTATTGCTCCAC